GATTGCAAAGTCAAATAGATGCGTTACAAAATAGACAAATGCCATCTTATACGCCATTTGACCCTACAGGACTTCAGTCAAGATTAGGAACTTTAGAGAACAGACAAATGTTTGATCCAAGCGGTTTACAAAGTCAAATAGATGCGTTACAAAATAGGCAAATGCCAATGTTTGACCCAAGCGGATTGCAGTCAAGATTAAACGCTTTAGAAGGAAGGGTTCAAAAAACCGGGAATCTTAATATGACAGACATTGAAGCGTTGATTGAACAACGATTGTCTGATTCTTTGAGAAATATGAATCCTGTAAATCAAGGGAATCAAATCACATACGATCCAACTCTTATTAGCGAGATTCAAAAAGATCTTCCGCCTCCCATAAAAGAATATAACGATAGATTGTTTATAGGTCAAGGCGGTCCATACGACATTTAAAAAAAAGTGGACGGATTAAGATTAGCAGAGTATATTCTAAAAGAATTGCGAAACAGACAAGACCAGATTTCTGATCATCTGTCTAGCGGTTCAATAAAAACGATGGAAGATTATCGTTTTCTTATTGGAGAGTTGACGGCACTTCGCTCCTTTGAGGATGATGTAAAAGAAGTGTTGCAAAAAACAACTGGAGACAGTTTTGATGAGTGACTTAGCAGTCCCCCAACACATAGAAGCCGAACGCAAGGCTCAAAAAGAAGCGCAGAAAATAGAGGAAAGCAAAACAAACGGTGAAGCATCTATTCAAGATGCCTACATCGAACCTCAAGAAAGAGTCCTTGACCCCTCCCTTATTGACAGCTCACTACTAGAACGAATGCCCGATCCAACGGGTTGGCGTTTATTGGTGTTGCC